AACTTGCATAATTTCTTCATCATATTTGCATAAACTAGCTCTGGAAGAATCATCTGATTGCTAAGCATGTACATGTTGACACATCTTGTCAGAATTTCTAAGTGATTGTCAATAAAAGATTTATGCACCAGAGAAGAATATATTGTTGCGAGCTGTCTCATATAAGAGTTCATAATAGTTCCTTCTATATTGTATATGGAAACCATCTCGGAAATCCTTCTTCCATATTTCTCGTTCTTAGGTTTGTCAGGGTCTAGCCTTGAACCTTTGAAAGTGAGTGAGGGTTTCGTCTGGGATTGGGCCAAAGAAAAGCTAAGAGGCACCATAGAATTGATTTTCATTATATCTTGGATGTCTTTGTCTTCAAACTGAGTAAGAGTCTGAAAGCTAGAATTCTTGTCATCGGAGTGGAACAATACATAAGCTCTCAAAGAATTCTTCACTAATTTTTTGAAAATCACATCAGTTGTGAGTGCGCAAAGGCCATGAGCGAATGATGAAATAAAGTGATAGATTCCTTGAGGCCAACCGTGGGACATGTGAAGAGTTGTGAATTCCAATTTATCTTTATCCATATTCTCCAAAGAATCCCTTTTTTTGGAAAAAGTGACATTGGAATTAATCAGGTCTTTCCTAGAAACAAACTCGACTGTCTTGTCTTTAACCCTTCTGTCGAAAATGAGATAAATGTCCCATGTCGTTGCAAAAGCCTTTTTCAGAATTTTGTGGATTTTTTCTGTAATTATTCCATAGTGAAGGCATAAATCGATGATGAATTCAAATTTGGATTTAATGTCTTGGGCTGACCACTTTGCCATGTCATCATTAATGTAGACATTACCTTTGCTGAAATTCATCTTGATGATCCTCATTAGTTTTTCGAACTCTGATTTTGTCACCAGCTCCTCATTCCATTTGATTCCCAATAGCCTAAATACCATCTGGATGGGGAAATGGGCTGCTTTAGTGAAAAAACTTTGGATGACAATTTCCCGATTGGCAACATCTTTTTGGTATTTTATAGAGATGAAAGCCTTACTCCCCCTTTTCTTGTTTTCTTCAACAGCCCAGTCAATAAATTCCGAAATGTAAAAATTTTTGTCAGAATGGAGTTTTTCAGACTTCCACAGTCTAAATTTTAGCAATTGTTCATGAACAATAACATTGTTTTTTTTCTTCCTCAGGGTGTCAGGGTCAACTCCGTTAGTGTTTGTCATAAAAAAAGAACAGAATTCGTCAGAACAGATTTTTTCATATTCGGCATCTGTGATCTTTATGTGAGGTCTGGTTTCTTTCAATTCGTCAAAAGCTATGTAAAAAGCTCCAGGAGAAATATGTTTTTTCTCTGAAAACTCATTTCTGAATTCTTCCTCTTCACAAAACTCTTTTTTTGACTCTATATTTTTGCGGATGTCATAAAAGAAAGACTGATAGTTGTGAACTGTTGACGAAGTCTTAGAGAAAGGCAATGTATATACATTATTGAATTCGAGGAATTCATGCAGTGTCTCAGGCTTCCCGAATATACTCATTGGCTCTTTTTTGTTGAAATTACTGTCAAGGATCATACAAATTTCCTTAAGAAGAATAAGGTCGATACCTCTCTTAGGAATATTAGAGAGGTACTTCTTGAGGAGATTTGAAATCTTACAGAAGTCAGAGTGGAGAATGATATTAAGATACTTAAATAAGGAAAGAAATCCTTTCGATGATGTGGAAGAAAAGAAATTGCTCCAAAAAAGCATGGTAAATTTTTTCGGGTCACAGAAAAGTCGGTAAGGGAACATGGAAGTGTAAAGTCTACTTCTGTGAATTATCAACTCACACTCAATTATATATTCTCTTGAAAATACTACTTTTTTGGTGGTCTTCGGAATAGAAAAAGACTCTTTGAATCTGAAATGATCCAATTCATCAACTGTTCCTTGAGAACAATTTTCTTCATTTAGAACAAAGAAATATTTGAATTTTATCTTTGAGCCTAAACTACTGGAAGGAGAGAATGGAGGCAGTAAGAATCCCATATTTTTGAAGCCACAATGGCTAATAATCAATTCATTATCACGAAGACGTCCGCAATGTTTGCTTAGTTCTATTAAATGTATGTGCATGTCAGAAAATTTGTCAGCAAAAGGGTATCCACTCACAGTTTCATCAGACACCATTTCCCTCATCTGATTCAAGGTCTCTGTGGTACCGATTATTTGTTTTTCCTCGTTTATTGTCCTCAATGTGGAAAGTTCTTTAACTTCAAATTTCTCGTCAAAATAATAAGAAAACTCGTTTAAGTTGGTTTCTCCCTCGATATTCTCTGTTTTCTTCTTGCTCCAGCCAAAAACACCATTGTTGTCAGAAAGAGTAAAGGTTTGAGTTTCTCCTTCGCGTTTGCGGATCTTTCCTTTGACTCTGATGACCTTTTGATTTTCCAAGGCATTGAGTATCTGGCCGAATTCATCAAATTCAGTAGGCTCAGGGAATTCTGAGTCTGGATGACTTCCTTGGAATCTTCTATTCAATCCTTTTATCTTTACGGCTTTGTCACCGAACTCTCT